GGAGCCTAGGCTCCCCTTAGTTGGCAACAACACCCTGCGGCTAACGTCGCGAATCAAATGGAGACCATTATGATCCCTAAAATCAGATCACAGCAAGTCGATGTGCGCCAAGGCGCACATTCTTCTTATGTGCCTGATCGTGATCATAACGTTCTTCTTCGTTCCACAGGCCATCTTAAGAGGGATGGCCGTTGGGAAGGGGATGAGGACCAGTTTTGCGTTTATCGCGAATCTGAACCTCTAGCCACTGGCGGTGGACGTACTATCCTTTGCTCTCAACAAGCTTGGGATGGTACATCCTTTTCCGCTGGTGGTTGGAAGCCCGTTCAGAAGATCTGGTACCCGTGTATAGTGAGAGGATGGGATTCCTCTCGCTATTACGGAGTATTTGATGGTTCTGAAGTGCTTCTACCTCCCCCACAGGAAATTGACTTTACAAACTATGTCCTTGGTCTTAACGATCAAGGCACAGCTTGGATTGTCAATAACCGCCCTGGGAACCCAGCTGCTGGTCTTGGCCAAACCATTGGCGAAGCCCATCAGATACCCCAGATACCTGCGCTGTTGAAGTTACGTCTAAGCTCTTTGAAAAGCATAGGCGATAACTACCTCAACGTAGAGTTTGGATGGATGCCTTTACTTCGGGATATACAGAAGATGTATAACCTGACGTTTACTATTGAGAACAGGCTGCAGAAGCTTGTTCGCAATAATGGCATCGAAATCCGAAGGCGGTCGAAGAAGAAAGTGGACGTCACTGAGGAGATGGAAGCCGAGGGAGTATTCTCCCGACCGTGGGGTCACTTAGGTGATACCACTCTCGGAGGACATGCTCTCCTCGACGGCTATTACAGTCTAGGCCCCTTTGGGGGCATAGACTCTGTAGCCTTTTCTTTCCCTGGGTCTTGTGTTTATAAGCTCAGTAGAAAGAAGACCATCACTACCTGGAATTGTGGTACTTTCAAGTACTACGTTCCAGATATTGGGTCACCTCAGTGGACGGCAAGAGCGAAACTATCGTTGTTCGGGGGTAATCCTAACCCGTCAACGTTATGGGAAGTCTTGCCGTGGTCCTGGTTGATCGACTGGTTTTCTAACGTTGGAGATATAATCTCCAACCTCCAAGAAAATGCAGTCGGTCGAGAAGCTCTGACGAATGCGTATTCAATGCGAACAGAAAATGTCGCAGTGAAAATCGCAGCCGACATCACTTGGGATGGCGTGAGTAACGACGAGCCAGGCTCGACGCAATACACGTTTTTCCCAAATGGTGCTGCTCATATTGAGTATTCTCGTCTTGAGTTACTCAAGTTGAGACAGCAGGCCTCTCCATTTGGTTTTGGTGTCCCATCGTCCGCTTTTACAGCGAAACAATGGGCCATCCTCGCTGCACTCGGGATATCCCGATTGCGTTAACCTTAATCACAAGGATACTTCGATGCTCGCAGACCCGTTGGTGGTAAATAGCGTGTGGTCTACGGTCACGGTCAATGCGGCAGGAAATGCTTCCCTGCCGTGTATTGAACGTGCCCCAAATCACTCGCTTTACCGGACTGTAGACCCAGACGGAACAGTGCATGATATTTTCATCGGGCATCAATTCGGGCGCCGGAATCGTTATACCGTAAGGTATAATGTTTCCGGTCTTACGCCTGACCTGATCCTCGATGGGAATAACTCGCGCTATTCTCAATCGGTCTATGTTGTTGTCGACGTACCCCCTACGGGGCCTGTCGGCAATTCCAACTTCGTCGCTCCCTCTGACTTGATCACGTACATGACGAAGGTGATCGGCGGTTTCATGGTTGAAACCGAAGCTCAGCTTCCGAATGTACTTGATCGTGTCATCAAGGGAGAGACGTAAGTCCAGTTACCTTCGGGTCTACTTGCCTTGGAGTGTTCCCTTCCAATAGGAGGGTGCACTGAAAAGCCTCGTAGAAATCCTTGTGCTCCTGACGCATGACTGCGCCAGGAAGTGTGGTGCCAACCCCGTTCGTGATCTATTGACGATCACGAGGAGGACCAAAGATGAAGGTGATAGCTTTCTCACTATCACTCTTCCGACCTTCTGTCAAGATTTCGAAAGAGCTCTTGAGGAAGGACGCCTATCGCCAGCTCTCTTTCCGAAATTTCGGTTTCGGAGAGGAACATGCTGCCCCAGATTTCTCCAAGGGTACATGGATAGGGTTTTTGGTCCTGATGGAGTACTCCTGGCCGAAGCGGATTCGGATTGCATCTTTGCGATTAGACAAATTTGTCTATTTGCGAAGAAGCTTAAACTCCCGTGCTCTGCACAGAGAGAGAAAGCTGCCGAGTCCGCCTTTGGCTTATGTGAGTCTGAACTTCGAGCCCATGCCTTTGATAGCGGCTTGGTTGACATTTTTTGTCGTGTCAGCCGTGTTGTTTGGAGCGATCTTATGCGTGGAGTTCCTTTTGGGAACCCATTTCATGAGCTCGTTCCTAGGCATGGTCCTGGAACAACCGAAGAAGGTTTAAGAGGGAACTTAAAGTATAAATTCCCTACTTGGCCCAATCGGTTGGAGCGAGAGTTTCCGTTTTCTGAGTTTGCGATAGGATCTATCGCGAACTTTGATTACGTAAGCCCTCGTAATCCAGGTTCGAAATTCAGCACCCGGGACGAGACGCCCGTGAGGGTCGTTTTCGTCCCTAAAACCCAGAAGAGTCCTCGTGTAATTGCGATAGAACCTGTATGTATGCAATACATGCAGCAAGCTATCGCTTCTTGGCTAAAGCCTCGTATTGAGCACACGAGTGCTTATATGTCGGGGCGAGTGAATTTCACTCGTCAAGACATAAACGCCAAGTTAGCGCTATCTTCGTCCATTGACAAGAGTTTAGCAACTCTTGATATGTCTGAGGCTAGCGATCGAGTCTCTGCTGGCCTTGTATGGCGAATGCTTGAATGTGTCCCCGAATTTCGGAGGCAAGTTTTTGCATGTCGCTCTACAAGGGCAACTCTTCCCAGCGGGAAAACAATCCCGTTGAGAAAATTTGCGTCTATGGGTTCGGCGCTCTGTTTTCCGATTGAATCGATAGCGTTTTTCATCGCTATCGTTTCGATCAGATTACGGAATGCAGGAGTGCGTCCTTCCCCAGTAACTGTACGAAAGTACAGTGAAAGGGTTTTCGTGTATGGGGACGACTTGGTTGTTCCTGCACACGAGGCACCCTCTATTTGCGCGACTTTGGGGTCGTTTGGCTTCAAAGTCAACAGCCACAAGTCTTTCTGGAATGGGAATTTCAGAGAGTCGTGTGGTATGGACGCTTATAACGGAGTAGACGTAACACCTGTCTATATCCGTCGTAAGATTCCCGCGAATAGAGCTGATGTTCATGGCTTAGCCTCTACTGTGTCGCTTGCCAATCAGTTTTATCTGAAAGGCTTGTGGCATGTCGCTCGTGCTCTCCGAGAATGCGTAGAAAACATTCTTGGTGAATTACCAGCGATAAGCATCAAATCTTTCCGATTTCTCGAAAGAGCGATCGAGGGTAGATTTGTTGCCTACAGAGGTTCGGCAGGATTTGGCTGGATTTCCTTCAGCAATGGAGAGTCAGCCAATGGCTGGTCTCGAGAGCTTCAGTGCTTAAAATCTAAGCGCTGGGTTATCGAGCCGGTTAAGCAGAAAGACCCGCTTGCGGGCGATTCTGCTCTCCTTAAGTGTTTCGGTCTCATCGGTCAAGTCGACGTTGATCCCGACCACTTACGAACGTCAGTGAGGTACGGCAACCTCGCACTAAAACGCCGTTGGACCTACCTGTAACGAAACAGATAGGTTGAGTGGAACTCCCACTCTGGAGGAGGCAAAGAATGTCTGAGCTCACTAAATTTAGACTAGCAGCTTTCATCATTGTTATGATCGCAGCTCTTCTATATCTAGTGTTGGGGTTTGCCCTTTGACCCGTGAGGATCAAAGGGTGTCACATGATTCAGATACCGCTGTCTGCGG